GTGGAGCCCGACGCTTCTATTTTCTTATCTAAAATGGCTGAAAATAGCGGTTTGGTTTCCGAACTGGCCGTAACTGGCGCGAATTGGCCAGATGACGACGGAAGGCAACCAGTCGACATAGTGCATAATTATGCAGACATATACAGGCCGCGTTTAGAAACTGTTTGTAATCGTGAAGGCCGTTATTTTGCGGACGGCGTAAAAGTTTGGGCTAAAGACTTTTTAAATGTTGAGTTAATGAGCTGGCAATATCACGTTGCTAGCGGTTTGTTAGCGCACGACGCTAACGGCGATTTATTGCATAGGCAAGGCCTGGTTAGTGTGGCTAGACAAAACGGTAAAAGTATTTTGCTGGCTGGGGTAGTTGGCTATTGGGCTACTGTTATGCCGAAGCTGCGCGGTAGGCCGCAAACGATTATTACTACGGCCCATAGATTAGATTTAGCTATCGAGTTATTTAACCAGGTAGCGCCGATATTAGAAAAAGAATTCGGGGCTATTTTGACTTGGGCCGTAGGCCGTAACGAAGCCAATTTACCAGACGGCACACGCTGGCTAGTTCGCGCTGCTACCCCTACTTCGTTTCACGGTCTTACAGCTGATTTAGTTTGTATAGATGAACTTTGGGCGGTTTCGCCAGACAGCGTAAGCGTAGGACTGTTGCCTACTATGCGTACCCGTAAAAGTCCGTTGCTGTTTATGACTTCGACAGCTGGCGACGAAAGCAGTAAAGAAATGCAGAAATGGCGTGAACAGGGTTTACGGGCAATAGACGAAAAAAAGGTTACTTCGTTATATTTTGCTGAGTATTCACCCAGTAGCGATATCGACCCTATGACGCCCGAAGCGTGGATAAAAGCAAACCCTGCTATAAGCAGCACGTTAACGCTGGACGTTATAGCGTCAGAAGCCGAACAGCCAAACCGTAACGCGTTTCTACGAAGTAGCGTAAATTTGTGGACGGCCAGCGCTAACGGCTGGTTACAACCTGGCGTTTTTGACAAACTGGTAACAGCTGACCCAATGCCTAAAGGCGGCGTACTAGCTATAGAACAAAGCCAAGACGAAGCCCGCTATGTAGGCGTTAGGGCTGCGCTAAACAGCAAAGGCCAAATACAGTTAGCCGTCGAATTTATTAAAGATACTTTGGCTGAGTGTTGGCAGGCTGTAGAAAACGCTTGCCAAGACCAAACGACGCGGCTACTTATTACGCCAGCGTTTGAAATGTCTTTACCTACAAAATTTGAACGCCGCGCTTCTATTGTCGGTAATCGAGAATTACAACGTTGGACGGTAAGCGCTAGGGCAGCGATTTTAGAAGGCAAAATACGGCACGACGGCAGCGCACTTTTAGCCCAGCACGTAGAACGGGCTGTAGCGGTCAAAAATCAAGGCGCTATAACTTTGTCTAGTTTGCGTAGTCCAGGCCCTATTGAGTTAGCCCGCTGTTTAGTGTTTGCGGTTGCTATGGTCAGCAAACCAGCCACGATAGGTAAGCCGTTAATTGTTAGTAACCGTAACGCTATTTAGTTTGTGTTTCGGCTAATGTGTAACGCGGGTAGCCGTCGAGTTTCTTAACTTTCTCGTAGGGTAACTGCGGCGGCTACCTACCACCAAAACTTTTATAAAGTGTGGCATACTAAACCAATGGCATTATTTACCCGCAAAGCTGAACCAGCAAAAATAGTTAAAGCTGCCGCTGGTGCTGCGTCTAATCGAACTGGTAGTAATGCTGGTGCTTCGCAAATCGGTAACTTTTATGCGTATTCGGACGGCGTTTTACGTCAACGTTTTATGCAAGTGCCGACAATATCTCGCGCACGTGATTTAATGGCGTCCGTTATTGGTTGCTTGCCGTTGAAAATGTATAAAGAAATGTGGAACGGCGAAGAAATGGAATTAGTACCCGAAGCGCCGCGCAGCTGGTTATCACGTATCGACAAAGGCGTAACAAATAATTTTATACTTAGTTTCACGCTGGACGATTTACTGTTTTATGGACGGTGCTTTTGGTATGTTACCGAGCGCGATAGTTCGGGCTACCCAAGTTCGTTTACTCGTCTACCTGCGGCAATAGTTACAACACAAGACCAGGCAGCAACTAACGGCGTTTGGTTCGGCCCGTCTAAACAGGTTTTATTTCAAGGCCTACCAATTCGCTACGAGGACTTAATACAATTTTTAAGCCCGATACAAGGTTTAATTTATACTGGCGCTACTTCAGTCGATACAGCGCTAAAACTAGAACAGGCCCGTAACCGTAACGCTTCAAGTTTGCAACCAGCCGTAACACTTCGTCAAACTGGCGGCGAACCAATGTCCCCGCAAGAATTACGTGATTTAGCGCAAGCATACGACGAAGCGCGTTTCGCTTCAGCTACAAGCGCAGTTAACGAATTTGTAGAAGTAATACCAAATATGGCAACGCCCGACAAAATGTTGCTAATTGACGCGGCAGAATATCAAAGTAAAGAAATCGCACGTTTGGCCAATGTCCCCAGCTACTTAGTTTCGGTCAGCATAGGAAATTACAGCTACGTGAGTAGCGCTGAAGCTTCGCGCGATTTATATACGTTTGGCGTAAAACCTTATATTGACTGCATACAAGAAACGTTAAGCGCAAATAACGTACTGCCACGCGGGACGGTAGTACGCTTCGACATTGAAAGTTATTTAGAACAGCAAGAAAAAATGAAACCAGAAGAAGCCGAAGAAGTAGAAACGGTAGAAATAAATGATTAGATTAGTGCCGCAAGATTTAAATTTAGACGCTGCGCCCGCTGGCGAGAAAATGCCCCGTAGAACGTTGGCGGGCGTAGCGGTTCAGTACGAAGTCGAAGCCGTAGTTTCTGACGGTCAAAAAGTGAAGTTTGCCAATGGTGCTTTGCCGTTAGAAGGCAAGAAACCAAAAATGTATCTTTACCACGATAGTTCTATGCCTATAGGCATTGTGGAAAGCCGCGAACAAGTAGGCGATACCGTGTTATTTGAAGCCCGCATTAGCGAAACCCGCGCAGGCGACGAAGCATTACAATTAGCAAAAGACGGCGTTTTAGATAGCGTTTCGGTAGGTATTTTGCCAGTCGAATTTAGCTTTGACGAAGCTGGCACGATGATTATTACTAAAGCCGATTGGCAAGAATTAAGCCTTTTGCCTTACGGCGCTTTCGAAGCCGCTAAAGTTGAACGGGTGGCCGCGAGTATCCACCAAACAGAACCAGAAGTAGAGTTAAATAGTAAACAAGACCCAGAACAAGAGGTAACAAAAATGAACGAACCAGTAGAAACCCCGCAAGTAATCGAAGCTGCAGCCGTACACACTGTTTACGCGCAACCTAAAAAACTTCGTTTGCCTTCGACTTCGGAATATATCGCTAGCTATGTACGCGGCGGTTCAGATTTCGCACAACTTAACGCAAACATTAACGCGGCACGAATTGAAGCCGCGCCAGGCGTCGCACCATACGTAAATACTGAATCGACGCCAGGCATTTTGCCCGAAATTATCGTAGGCAGCGTCTACGATTCGCTTAACCCAATCAGACCATTTGTTAGCGCTATCGGTACTCGTGCTATGCCGACAGCGGGCGCAACATTTCGCCGACCAAAAATTACAACACGGCCAACAGTTGCACAACAAGCCGACCAATTTGACACGCTTACCGCGTCAACTGTCCAAGTGTCCAACACGGATATTTCCAAACTAAGTTTCGGTACATACGTAACAGTCAGCGAACAAGATTTGGACTGGTCAGACCCTGCAAGCATTGACATTATTTTAAATCAACTTGCTATCGCTTACGGTCAAGCAACAGATAACTACGCTGTCGATACTTGCCACGCTGCAATTTCACAAACTGCAAGCGTTGCAGATACAGCCGTAGGCGCTGACTGGGTAGCTGCAATTTATGACGGCGCACGACAAATTAGCGCAACTTCAAATTATTTGCCTACTCATATGTTTGTAACGCCTGCTAGCTGGGCTGCGCTTGCTTCGTCAGTAGACGACCAAAACCGACCAGTATTCCCGTTTGTAGGTGCGCCTAATCTTATGGGCCAAAACGCCGCTGGTAATTCGTCAGCTACAAGCTGGAATGGCAACCCGCTAGGCCTTGTACTTGTCGTAGACAAAAACGCGCCAGGTTCATTTATGGGCCACGCAGCAGGCCCAGCCGCAGGCTTCGAGTTCTACGAACAGCAAAAAGGCGCAATTTCAGTAGACGTACCAGCCACACTTGGCCGCACTATTGCCTTCAGAGGTTATGCAGCTTCGTTTATGGCAGACGCTACCAAGTTCGTTAAGTTCGTTTAACGACTAGAAAGAAGGCCAGCTATGGCCGTCTATTCGGTCAAACAAAAATATTTAACCGATAATTACGCAGTAGTCGTACTTGTAACTAACGCCGACCCGTTAGAAGTAGGGCAAAGCGTAACTATCGCTGGCGTCGACGCAACCTTTAACGGCACTTATACCGTTGCTGCGTTGCCAGAATATTATTTTACTGGCGTAGACGAACAAGGCTTTTTTATCTATGACATAGAAACGCCAATACTTAACCAAGTTTTATACGCAAAAACAGCAGATAACGTAACCATAGTTGCAGCAACAGGCACACTAACTACAACGCCCGTTTGCACGTGGATAACTGCAGGTCAAATAGAGGACTGGTTAGGTATCGGTACAGCTACGGCAGCCGATACAACATTTTTAACACAATGCGCGGCAGCTGCAAACAATTTTTGTTACGCCAGAAGGCGCGAAGCAGGCTACAAAAACGAAAGTTTAACTACCGTGCCAAATGGGGCAGTCAGTTTAGGAACGATTATGTATGGCGGCGCGCTATATCGTCAACGCGGCGGCGTACAAGATTTTGCGTCGTTTGACGGTTTAGGTACAGCTAATAGTTTTGGTTTGTCGCCAATGATTAAACAGCTGTTAGGCGTCGATAGGCCAGCGGTTGCGTAATGCCCCAAAACTTTACCGACCTATTTAATACGTCGCTAACAAATTTAACTACGACACTTACAGCCGTTACAGGCTTACAGGTAGTAAATGACCCGCGAAACCTTGTCCCGCCTTGCGCTTTTATTGACGCGCCAAGCTTTGAAGCGTTTAACGCCAACATAGTAAAAATGTCGTTTCCAGTACGGGTAATAACTTTAGGGCCAGGCAACCTGGACGCGCAGCGCAGTTTACTTAACCTTGCTTCGCTGGTGCTGGGTGCTAATGTAGGCGTTACGGACGGTAGGCCTACAGAAGCTTTAGTAGGCGGCGTGGCTTACCCTGCGTATGATTTGACTATAACAATGCAAGCCCAGACAGCGTAAGGATAAACAAATGACTAGCTATATGGTTACTTCGGACAGGTTCGCAGGTTTTAAACGCGGCGATACTGTTACCGACAAAGATTTAGAAGGCGTAGACGTCGAAGCGCTTGTAGAAGGCGGCCACCTATCCACGCAAAGCGCTAAAAAATCTGGTAAAACTAAAGATACAGATACAGACAAGGACTAACCAAATATGGCAACTACCGTTTATCTTTCAAACCCAGCGCTTACTATTAACTCAGTCGACCTAACAGACCAGGCGACTAGCGCAGTATTGACATACAACTACGAACAACTTGAAACTACAGCGTTTGGCGACACGGCCCGCAAGTTTGGCGGTTCTGCTGTAACTTCGCTGCAAAACAACAGCTTCGAAGTAACGCTTTATCAAAGCTACGCAGCGTCAGAAACCGAAGCAACTATTTATGGGCTTGTCGGTATTCAAACAACTATTACGGTTTCGCCAACTGCTGCAGGTCTTGCAACGCCTAGTGCTACTGCCCCAAAATATACGCTTACTGGTGCATACTTGGAAAGCCACACGCCAATTAACGCAAGTCTTGGCGAACTGTCGACTATTACGCTTACGTTTACTGGCGGCACACTAGCTAAAGCCGTTTCATAATGGCGCGGCTTTGGCCGCTGAGAACTAAAAAAACAAGCAACGCTAATAAGGCGCTGCCCTACGAAAGGCAAATATGCAATTAACACTAAAAGCCGTATTTAAAGACGGCAACAATTACGAAGTGCAAACTAATTTAATGACCATAGTTCTATGGGAAAGAAAATATAGGCGCAAAGCTTCAGACATAGCTAACGGCATAGGGGTAGAGGACTTAGCGTATATGTGTTACGAAGCCAGCCGCCTAAACGGAATAACCGTACCCAGTTCGCTAGACGCTTTTATTAACAGCCTTGTAAATATCGAAGTAGTAGACCAGGCCGCCGATTTAAAAGCCGACCAGGCACAGTAAGTTACCTTATGGCTGAAGTATTAGTAACTTGCCATTACTGGCCTAGCCATATCGAGTTTGGTATAAACGATTTGTATACCGTCGTAGAAATTTTGAACAAACAGAATAAAACTTATGTCTAACCCAAAACTAGTTTTACAAGTCGAAGGCATAAAAGAAACTTTGGCTGAGCTAAACAAATACGACAAGGTTTACAGACGGCAAGTAACTAAAGATATTAAAGGCGCTGGTGCGCCAATTATCGCTACAGCCCGCCAGCTAATAGGCGATGTCCCGCCTTTATCGGGTATGGTGCGCGGCAAACTTATTAAAGGCCGCGAGGTTTATTGGACTAACAAAACGGCTAAAGCTGGCCTAAAAATTAAGGTAGGTAGACGGGCCAGCAAAGGCGGCACGGTTCAATTTAAAGACAAATTTGACGCAGAAAATAACCCGCGTGAAAGCCATAGCGTAACTTTTAAAGCTAGGCCCTATCAGTTAATGGTTGCCCAGCAAATGGACGCGGCAGGCGCAATATATGACCACGCAGGCATTAAAACCAAAAACACTAATTTCGTTAATAATTTAAATGTTGAAGTTGGTAGCCAGCCACGCGCCATAGACCCAGCAGTACAGCAACATAGGGAAACCGTGCAATTTGCGGTTAAACAAATTGTGGACGAAGTAGCCAAAACTTTAAATAAAAAGTTGAAGGTTCGCTATGGCAATTAACATACCGATTACTTCGACGTTTGACGACACAGGTTTAAACAAAGCCCAGCAAGCCTTAAAAGGTATTGGCGGGCCAGCTGGCAAATTAGGCGACATACTTAAAGCTTCGGTAGTGCCAGGCCTTATAGCGGCTGCTGGTTCGGTACTTGTATTCACTAAAGGCCTAATGCCAGCTATTCAAGCGGCCAGCGATTTACAAGAAAACACAAGCAAAATAAAAGTAATTTTCGGCGACGCTGGCAAAGCTGTAACCGATTTTGCTAAAACTGCTGCGCGTGAAATCGGGCAAAGTCAAAACCAAGTTTTAGCGGCTGCTGGCACGTTTGGCACGTTTGGTAAAGCTGCAGGTTTAGCAGGCGACCAGTTAGCAACGTTTACAACAGATTTTATTACGTTGTCTGCTGACCTAGCCAGTTTCAATAACACGACGCCAGACGAAGCCATTAACGCTATTGGCGCTGCGTTACGCGGCGAAGCCGAACCGTTAAGGCGTTTTGGCGTTTTGCTTAACGACGCAACACTTAAAGCCGCTGCATTAGAACTAGGCATATATAGCGGTAGCGGTGCATTAACAGCCCAACAAAAGATTTTAGCTGCACAAAAAGTAATCTACGAACAAACAGGCGACGCACAAGGCGACTTTGAGCGAACTTCAGACGGCCTAGCTAACCAGCAACGTATTTTAAGCGCACAATTTGAAAACGTAAAAACCAAAATAGGCGAATTGCTGTTACCCGTTTTTTCTACGTTAGTAAAGTTTTTAAACGACGAAGTACTACCAGCAGTCGACAGGGTTATAACAGCATTTGGCGAACAGGGTTTAGGCAAAGGCCTTCAACAAGCTGTAGCCGAAACTGGTAGCGCTGGCGAAGGTTTAGTAAAGGCATTTAAATTTATTGCTGTTAACGCCGCAAAAATGGCGAACGTTGTTTATAAATCAGTTCAGGTACTTATAGCGCAATTCCAGTTTCTAACTGGCAACCCGTTAGACGCTATAAAAACTATGTCTAAAGTCTTTGACGATTTTATAGACATAGGCGCACTAGAAAAAAGCTTCGACAGTTTCGCCTACAAAGTAAGCGTTTTGCAAGGCGCAGTACTTAGCCAAAACCAAACAATTTTAGACGCCGAAAAACGGTTAGACAGTTTTGGTAACAAAGCTAAAAAAACTGCTAGCGAACTGGCAGGCGACGACGACGACGAAAAAACTTTAAGCGGCGCAGCAAAGAAAGTAAGCCAGGCAGTAAAAGACGCCGCTAAAGCTTTAGAAAAAGAAATGGGCGACGCGCTAGACGCAGCCAAAGACAGACTTAAAAAAGCCCAAGACGCGTTTAATGATTTTTACAAGTCAGTTAGCGACGTAATTAAAGGCGCTTTAGATTTTGGCGCAGCCTTTGAGGAAGGCGGCGAAGACGCAGGTTTAACGTTTTTTAGTGCGCTACAAAAACAAGCCGACAAAGCTAAAGAGTTTGCAAACCTTGTAGAACAGCTATTAGCTACGGGCCTATCGCAGGAAGCTTTACAGCAGGTAATCGACGCGGGCATAGATAGCGGCGCAGCTATCGCCAAAGAACTTTTAAAGTCTGGTGAAAACGTTTTACGCGCTAACAAACTTGTAGAAGAAACAAACGCAATAGCCGAAGCTATCGGCAACTTGTCAGCAAGTAAATTTTATGCTGCTGGCGTATCTAACGCCCAACAATACTTAGCAGGCGTTGAAGCGGCTATGGCAATAGCGCAAGCCCGACTAGGTAAAAAAGGTATAAACCTTGCTGACGTTAAAGGCATTAGCAGCGGGTTTAACAACGCGATTAGCACAACGCCGACAATGACAGCGCCGACTATGCCTAGCGTTATACCCGTAGGCGCACCAACAGACAAAGGCCAGCCTTCAGGCAACGTAACCATAAACGTAAATAGCCAACTGGCTACTAAAGGCGAAGTAGGCGAAGCTATTAACGACGCTTTGCGGGCCTATAACCGTTTAAGCGGCCCGTTGCAGTTGCAAATCGCGTAATGGCTGGCGTAGCGGTAGTTGGTTCGGGTAATTACGAACTGTTTATAGACACTGGTTTTATTCAAGACGGCTTCACACTTGACGACACTACGGCAGGCGTTTTAGATAATACGCAATACGTTTTAGACGGTACTACTAACTTTGCACCAGTTTTAGACGGTTGCATAAACGTACGCGTAAAACGTGGCCGCGAAGATATTGGCGACCAGTTTGGCGCTGGCACTATGTCTTTTACGCTTAGCGATACCAGCGGCATATTCAACCCGTTTGACCAAAACAGCCCATATTTTGACCCGTCCGAAGCGCAACCAGGTTTAGCCCCTATGCGTAAAGTCGAATTAGTGCGCTACGACAGCACCAACACAGCCGAATATCTTTTTAAAGGTTACGTTATAAATTACAATTATAATTTTGCGTTAGGCGGTATAGATACCGTTACGGTTTTTTGCGCTGACGATTTTTATTTATTAAGCCAAACATTTTTAAACGAATACAACGTAAGCGAAGAATTATCTAGCGTCCGTTTAGAAAACGTTTTAGATTTACCAGAAGTCAATTTTCCAGCAGCGGCTAGGGACATTTCGACAGGTACACAAACTTTAGGCGGTGCGTCTGCGTTTACCGTAGCGCAGGGGACTAACGCGCTTTCGTATTGCAGCCAAATTAACGACGCTGAACAGGGCCGCCTATTTATGTCGCGCGACGGCGTTTTAACGTTTCAGCCGCGCATAGGTAACACGCTTAGCGCTTCGGTAGCTGACTTTCACGACGACGGCACAAACATTAAATACAATGCTTTAGGTATAACGTTTGAAGCTGACCAGGTAATAAATAGGGCTGTAGTACAAATTTTAGGTAGCAACAGCCCGCAAACAGCAGAGGACTTAGCAAGCCAAGCTAAATATTTTATACAAACTACAAGCATTACTAACAGCCTTTTACACAATAACACGGCAGCCGCTGACCTGGCCGACTACTTGTTAGAAGGCGAACCAGAAGCCCGCTATACGTCTGTTGGCACGTCGTTTAATATGTTGACTACAGCCCAAAAAGACACACTAACAACAGTCGACATAGGCCAAACAATAACTATAGAAAAGACTTTTACCAGCGGGGTAGGCACTACCGAACTGGCGCAAGAATTAAGCGTAGAAGGTATTGAACACGTTTTAGACCTAAGTTCAGGCCATAAGGTTTTATATTTTACTGCGCCTACAACTATTGTTTACGAACTGATTTTAGACGACGCTATTTACGGGATACTAGACGCGTTAAACGTCTTAGGATAGACTGCGAACTATGGCTACGCCTTATCCTTATGTTTCTGGGGCTGTATTAACTGCAGCACAATTAAACGACGGGCAAAATTTGCCTATAAACGACGTAACAGCAAACTACGTTTTAGTTAACAATGACCGTTATAAGCGGGTCATTATGAACAATGCAGGTAGCACAACTATTACGGTTAATAATAATGTTTTTGTAACGGGCGACGTTATTCAGATTTCTAATAAAGGCGCGGGGTCGACTGTTGTAACGGCTGGCGCTGGCGTAACTGTAAACACTTCAGGTAGTTTAACTTTGGCGCAATATGGGGGCGGCTATTTACTTGCTTTGTCGGCGTCTACTTTTACTTTTTTTAATTTAGGTGCGGGGACTGGTTACGGTACGGCTACTGGCGGTTCGTCTAGTTCTATTACTGTTGGCGGCATAAATTACACTCTTTTAAGTTTTACAACTGACGGCACATTAACGGTTACTAAATCTGGTTTATTCGATGTTTTAATGTTCGGTGGCGGCGGCGGCGGAAATACTGCAACAACAGCAGAAGGCAATCGTGGCGGTGGCGGCGGCGGTGCAGGCGGTTTTATTCAGTCAACACTTTATTTAGACGCAAATTGTTCTATTGACATTGGTGCAGGCGGCGCAGCTGCTACAAGTGGTCTAGGTTCAAGTTTGACTAGCGCGGCGCGCGGTTTTGGTGTTGGCGGTGGCGGTCGTGGCGGCACTTTTGCGACAGTAATTCCAGAACCAAACGCTTGCGGTGGTGGTGGTTGCGGTGCAGGAGTAACAGCAAGCACAGGCGCACTGTCAACAAACCCAACAGTTAGCGGTTTTGGTGGTGCAACAGCAACAAGCGGCGGCGGTGGTGGCGGCGGCGGCGTAACTGAAGCAGGACAGAACAGCGGTTCAACTACAGGTGGTAACGGTGGTGCAGGTTACGACGTAAGCGCGTTTATTGGTGGTAGCGCACTTTACAAAGGTGGCGGTGGCGGTGGCGGCGGTGCGGGCACAGCTAGCGGCGGTAACGGTGGTTCTAGTGTTGGTGGTGCAGGTGGCACAAATGCAGTAGGCGGCACAGCGGCAGCAAACACGGGTAGCGGCGGCGGTGGCGGCGGTAACACAAACGCAGGCGGTGCAGGCGGTTCAGGAATTGTTTATATCAGGTTCAAGGTCTAATTATGGTCGCACAATACTTCGCACAAATAAACGAAAATAATGTTGTAATAAATGTACACGTTGTAACAGCCGAATTTATGGCACAAAACCCCGAAAGATATCCAGGTATTTGGGTAGAAACTTTTTTTAATACGCCTGGTAAAACTTATGCTGGCATTAACTATACGTATGACGAAACAACAAAAGATTTTACGCCGCCATATATTGAACCAATAGAGACCGACGACGACGAGCAATAATGCAATGCGATACAGGTTGTTTGCGTTAGTACTGATGTTGACCGCTTGCGAAACCACACGCGACAACACATTGACCGTTAAGTCGAAAGTTAAAAATATGGTTTTAGATAATTGCAACGTACCAGACCGTTGCGGGATAACGCCGTGAAACGCTACCGATACAGCCCAGACGAATTACACGCGCGCCTAATCGTTACCGTAGGCATATTGTTAGGTTTAGTTTTTAGCGTCATTG